CCGTACCTCAGTGACCTGATGCGGAAAAATAATGTATATTCCCACATAGTTGACCTAACGCATGGCAACAGGAAAAAGACAGACAGAATCATCTGGAGTCTCCAAGGGCGGTTTGAGCATGGGCGAATTGTGCTGAACTCTGAAGAAGATTGGGATGATTTCACCGATCAACTCTTGATGTTTCCTGCCAATGGCGTACACGATGACCTTCCTGATGCCTTGAGTTATATTGACCAATTGGCTGTAACATCTTACTTTGAGGGTGAAGAAGATGATGAGTGGGAGCCTGTAGACATCATATCGGGGGTTTAATGGCAACAGATAAGCAAGATAAGCTAGAGCAAAATCAATTCTATGAGCCTACACAGGCTGACAAAGAACTGACTGATTTTGTTGTTGACCATTGCAATCGCTGGCGTGACTATCGGGATACTAACTTCCTTCCAGATTGGCTTGAATACGAGCGAATCTTTCGTGGTCAATGGGCTGTTGAAGACAAAACCCGTGACTCTGAGCGTTCACGCATCGTAACCCCTGCCACACAACAAGCCGTAGAGACCCGCCATGCTGAGATCATGGAAGCCATCTTTGGTCAAGGCGAGTTCTTTGACATTCAAGATGATATTCGAGATGTGAACAACAACCCCATCGATGTGGGCATCATCAAAGCCCAGTTGATGGAAGATTTCAAGCGCGACAAGATTCGCAAATCCATTGACCAGATCGAGTTGATGGCAGAAATTTACGGTACAGGCATTGGCGAGATTGTTGTTAAGACAGAAAAGCAATATGTGCCTTCTACTCAGCCGATTCCTGGGCAAATGGGCCAAGCTGCCATTGGAGTTGTGGAAAAAGACCGCATTGCAGTCAAAATTTCACCTGTAAATCCAAAAAACTTCCTTTTTGACCCCAATGGAACATCAGTTGATGACTGTATGGGGGTGGCAATTGAGAAATACATCTCTATCCACAAGATTGTTGAAGGCATTGAGCGTGGAATCTACCGCAAAGTAGACATTGGCACTGCTGGTGAAGACACTGACTTGGAACCCACCCAAGAGGTGAGCCAGTATCAGGACGAAAAAGTGCTTTTGCTGACCTACTATGGTCTGGTTCCCCGCGAATACTTGGAAAATCTCAAGGAAAGCAGAGAGATTGTCGAGTTGTTCCCTGAGAACTCTACTGCTGAAGAATACACAGACATGGTTGAGGCCATTGTCGTGATTGCCAATGATGGGCAGTTGCTCAAAGCAGAGGCAAATCCTTACATGATGAAGGATCGCCCTGTTCTGACATACCAAGATGACACGATTCCTAATCGTCTTTTGGGCCGTGGCACAGTGGAAAAAGCCTTCAATATGCAAAAAGCTATTGATGCTCAGATTCGCTCTCACTTGGATTCATTGGCGCTGACCACTAGCCCCATGATTGCAATGGATGCAACCCGTTTGCCCCGTGGTGCTAAGTTTGAAGTCAAGCCTGGGAAAGCTATTCTTACCAATGGCGCACCCTCAGAGATTCTGTATCCATTCAAGTTTGGGCAGACTGATGGCAACAACATGGCGACTGCCAAGGATTTCGAGCGAATGCTCCTGCAATCCACCGGAACTTTGGATTCTCAAGGCATGGTTACTGCTGGCGCTAGAGACATGGGCCAGGGCGGTATGTCTATGGCTATCGCCACCATCATCAAGAAGTACAAGCGCACTCTGGTGAACTTCCAAGAAGACTTCTTGATCCCCTTCATTCAGAAGGCGGCATTCCGCTATATGCAGTTTGACCCAGAGCGTTACCCCTCTGTGGACATGACCTTCATTCCTACTGCTACCTTGGGCATCATTGCCCGTGAGCATGAGCAACAGATGTTCATTGGCTTGCTTCAGACTCTTGGCCCTAACACCCCTGTGTTGCCACTGATTCTGAAGGGTGTTTTAGCTAATTCTTCACTGACCAACCGCTATGAACTGATGGAGCAGTTGGACAAGATGAGTCAACCTAATCCGCAAGCAGAGCAAATGGCTCAAGTACAGCAACAGTTGGCGATGCAAGCTGCACAGGCTCAGATTGCTGTGAATGCAACCCAAGCTGAACAGAATCGGGCAGAAGCTGAGAAATTGAAGGTAGAGACTCAGTTGATGCCTCAAGAGATTCAGGCCAAGAACATGGCTGCAATGACCAAGAACTTGCCAAACCAAGATGATGCTGGTTCTAAAGAGTTTGATAAGCGGGTTAAGATTGCTGAATTGATGCTCAAAGAAGCTGACATTAAGAACAAATCCAAGATTGTCGAGTTGCAAATGGCTGACAAGAAGGGCAAAATGTCGAGCGTTGAAGATGAATTTCTCAATCGTCTTTCTCAGGAACTCAGATAATGGATATTGCCGATCTTGAGCGTAAGCTAGGAATTGATGGAATCTCTGCTGAACAGCAGATGGAAATCATTACTGCTTTGCAACAGTCTGCCGCAGAGAAGATTGCTAAGGCTAAGAGTGAGTCTATTGGCAAGGGTGCTGAACTTGTTATCCAAGGCTTGAAGAAGATCAAGTCAGACATGGAGCAAAAGTTTGCTCAGTTGAATGGCGAGATTCAGAGCAAAGTTGCCTCTGTGCAAGATGGTCGGGACGGCAAAGATGGCAAAGATGGACGGGATGGCAAACAAGGGCCAGCAGGGTCAACAGGGCCAGCAGGACGAGATGGTCTTCCTGGGCGTGATGGAGTTGATGGTTCTAACGGCACTGGCGTTGCCGCTGCTCGCATTGATTTTGATGGTAGCCTTATCATCACTCTTGATGATGGTCGTGAGATCAATGTTGGTGAGGTTGTTCCTTTTGATGTTGCTGAACGCATCAAAGTTATTACCAATGGTGGCGGTACTTCTCAGTCTGTACTTGATACTCTGACAAGTCTTCAGTCTCAAATTACAGCTATGGCTGGATTTGTGAACTATGAAGGCACTTGGAACGCATCAACTAATACACCTACCCTTGTCTCTAGTGTTGGCACAAAGGGAGACTACTATGTTGTTTCTGTAACAGGGTCAACCAATCTCAATGGCATTACGACTTGGACGCAAGGCGATTGGGCCATCTTTAATGGCACTGCTTGGGAGAAAGTTGATAACACTGACCTTGTAACTTCAGTTGCAGGGCGCACTGGTGCTATTACCCTGACCACTGCTGATATTAGTGGTCTTGGAACGATTGCTACTCAAGCGGCAAGCAATGTCTCTATCACTGGTGGTTCAATCACGGGTATCACAGATTTAGCAGTTGCTGATGGTGGTACGGGCGCATCTACTGCTGGTGATGCCAGAACCAATCTAGGTCTGGTCATAGGAACAGATGTTCTATCTCCAAGTGGCTCGGCTGCAAACCTGACTTCTTTTCCTACTTTCAACCAGAACACCACAGGTACAGCATCCAATGTGACGGGTACTGTTGCGGTTTTAAATGGTGGTACAGGTGCAACTACTACCTCTGGGGCAAGAACTAACCTTGGCTTGGTGATTGGTACTGATGTGTTGGCTCCTAATGGATCAGCCGCATCTCTGACCTCATTCCCAACATTCAATCAGAACACCACAGGAACTGCGGCATCTACACCTAAACTCTTGACTACAAACTTCACGATTGAAGAAAGTGGTGGCAAGTTGATATTCAAGTATGGGGCAACGACTATTGCATCAATGTCTTCAACTGGAGTCATTACATCTGTAACTAACATAGTTGCAAATGGAACACCTTAAAGGAAAGTAAATCATGGCACAAATTACACTTAATTCAACAGGCGTAGCCAGTAGCGGCGCATTAACTTTACAAAGTAATGGAACTACTAATGCAGTTACTGTAGATACTTCACAAAATGTGGGTATTGGGACGAGTTCGCCAGCTTATAAGTTGGATTTAACAAATGCCGCATCACCAAATGCAAGGATAAATGGAACATACACGGTAAGTTCAAAAACATATTCATCTTTATTGATGGGTACAACTGGAACAAGCCAAGGCGCTCAATTCGGTTATGTTTATGATTCAGGAACAATAGCAAACTCATTTGCTCACATAACACCCTATGGAAGCGGCGAGGGTTCCGCTTTGGTTGTTTCAACTGGCGGCAATGTGGGTATTGGGTCTACAAGCCCAACATTTACAAACGGCAAAGGCATTTCCATTCTTGACGGGACAACTTCAAGATTAAAACTTGCTACAACAGCATCTGGCTCTGGCGCAACAGATGGTTTTGAGCTAAGTTGCAATGGTTCAGAGGCTTATATTTACAACTATGAAAATAGTTTTATGGCTTTTGGAACCAACAGCACAGAGCGTATGCGCCTCGACTCCAGCGGTAACTTGAGTATTGGAGCCACAAGCACTACTGCTAAATTACTAGCCGCTGGTGCTGGCAATAATATTTTAGGAAATGCTTACGGCGTTGCCTCATTCGTCCAAGATACAACTACTGCCCGTGGTGTGTTTATAGGGTATGACAGCACCGGGCAAATTGGCACAGTTTCGGCAAGTTCGGCTGGAGCCGCAAGCATTTTAGCTTTTTGGACATACAGCGGGTCTGCTTGGGCAGAAAAAGCCCGTATCGACTCCAGCGGTAACTTGCTGGTGGGGACTACGAGTGCCACTGCTGGCGCTGTGTTTAAAGTTACTGGCGCAACGGCAAATTCAATTAGCCATCAGGTTTGGTCTACTGCTAGTTCCACCAATGCTGCTTATTGGACTGAAGGCAGCAGTATTGTTAACGGTGTTGCAACAGGGGCAAATTCTTCTGGAACAATGATAAGAATTAATAAGGATTCTGGAAATACGCGTTCAATTAACGCCGCTGGGACTATAAATGCGTCTGGTGCAGACTATGCTGAGTACATGACCAAAGCTGGTGACTTTACAGTTGCCAAAGGTGATGTGGTTGGAATTGACACAAATGGCAAGCTGACCAATGTGTTTGCTGATGCCGTGTCGTTTATGGTGAAGTCAACCGAACCATCCTATGTTGGCGGTGATTCTTGGGGTGTTGGTTTTGAAGATGATGCGGAAGGCTTAGAGGCTGCTCGTCAGCGTGTAGACCGCATTGCCTTTGCTGGTCAAGTGCCTGTCAATGTCACGGGTGCAACCGCAGGGCAATACATCATCCCCGTCAACAACAACGGTGCAATCAAAGGCCAAGCAGTAAGCAATCCAACTTTTGAGCAGTACCAAACTGCCGTTGGTAAAGTCATAGCCATCGAGTCTGATGGCAGAGCAAAAATCATTGTAAAAGTAGCTTAAAGGAAAACCATGTCAACAATCGTTTGGAACATTTCCCAACTTGATCGACAAACATCAGATGGTTTTGTCACCACCGCACATTGGCAAGCCACCGCAACCGATGGAGACTACTCCGCATCTGCTTACAGCACTTGTTCATGGAGTGAAGGCACTGCAACCATTCCCTATGCTGATTTAACGAAAGAAACAGTGTTGGGTTGGATTTGGGCCAATGGTGTGGATAAAGCGGCTGTAGAGGCTTCTTTAGAGGCTCAAATTGAATTCAAGAAAAACCCTGTGACTGCTACTGGAGTGCCTTGGTGAGTCCTGAACTTGACAAATACTATTCGGATCGCTTCTCAATGATGGGAAGTGATGGATGGAAAGACCTTATGGAAGATATTGACTCCATGATTGCATCCTTGAATAATATATCTGTGATTCCTGATGAACAAAGCCTACAATTCAAAAAAGGTGAACTTTCTATACTTACTTGGCTGAAAACCTTGAGACAGGTCAGCGAGAGAGCATACGAGGAACTAAATGAAAAGAATGTTTGAATTTGCCTGTGCAAACGGGCATAAAACCGAAAGACTCTGTGTTTATGAGGCGCAGAGTTTTAGGTGTGAATGCGGTGAAACAGCCAATCGCATTCTTAGTGCGCCAGCATTTAGGTTAGAGGGATGGTCTGGTTCTTTTCCATCAGCGCATGGAAAGTTCGAGAAAAGCCACCTTGATAAGCTAAAATCTGAACGCAAAGCCAACTCTTAAACAGAAATGTCGAGTTGATTCTCCTACAACCGAAACGGCAGGAAAAGGGAAAATATGTTGATTGATAACGAACCTGAGATGAAAAGTGAGTTAGAAGCTGAAGAATCCAAGCTATCTAACACCATTGCGCCAACAGCACCTGGACTCCCTGATAAATACAGGGACAAAAGTTTGGAAGACATTGTTCGGATGCACCAAGAGGCTGAAAAGCTAATTGGCAAGCAAGCGCAAGAAGTGGGAGAGGTAAGGAAACTCGCTGATGAACTCATTAAGCAGAACCTCAGTTCACGACAGCAACCTATTAAAGAGGAAGAACCTGAAGTAGATTTCTTTGAGAATCCACAGAAGGCAGTTCAAAAGACTATTGATAACCATCCTGATGTTCTCGCCGCCCGTCAAGCGGGTGTAGATTTCAAAAGGATGCAGATTCAGCAAAAGCTAGGGCAAGAGCATCCTGACTACACTCAGATTGCTCAAGATCAGGACTTTGTGAATTGGGTGAAATCCTCGCCTATTCGCCTTGGTCTGTATGCAAAAGCTGATGGTGAATTCGATTACGATAGTGCGAATGAGTTGCTGTCTACTTACAAGCAGTTGCGTGGTGTCAAGTCAAAGCAGACTGAGCAAGCGGGTGAAACCGCCAGGAAGCAGAGCATGAAGGCCGCACAAGTGGATGTTGGTGGAACTGGTGAGAGTTCAAAGAGGGTATACAGACGGGCTGACCTGATTCGGCTGAAAATGACCGATCCGGCTCGATACGAGGCACTGAATGATGAAATTCTTGCTGCGTATTCTGAAGGTCGGGTCAAGTAACTTAACTTTCGTTTCTAAGGAGAAACATCATGGCATTTCCTACCCCTGCGGTAACCACGACTACCGCCGCTACATTCATTCCTGAAATTTGGAGTGATGAAATTGTTGCCGCATACAAGAAAAACTTGGTGCTGGCAAATTTGGTTATGAAGATGAACTTCAAGGGCAAGAAAGGTGACACTGTTCACATTCCTGCACCTTATCGTGGTTCTGCTTCTGCCAAGGCCGCTTCTACCGCAGTGACGCTGATTGCAGCCACTGAGACTGAAGTTCAAGTGTCGATCAACAAGCACTATGAATATAGCCGCTTGATTGAAGACATCGTTGAGGCTCAAGCCCTGAACAGCTTGCGTCAGTTCTATACCAATGATGCTGGTTATGCCCTGGCTAAACAAGTCGATACCGACTTGATCCAGTTGGGTCGTTCTGCCAACGGCGGTACTGCTGACAACGCTCGTTATGCTGGTGGCTTCATCGGTGGTGATGGCACGACTGCCTTCGACTACACGGCTAACACCAACACTGGTAACGCCACCGCTCTGACTGACGCTGCTATTCGCCGCACCATTCAGCGTTTGGATGACAACGACACTCCTATGGATGGTCGCTTCTTTATCATCCCCCCGTCTAGCCGTAACACGCTGATGGGTTTGGCTCGTTACACTGAGCAAGCCTTTGTTGGTGATGGCAACACCATCCGCAATGGTGAGATCGGCAACTTGTACGGCATCCCCGTGTTCACTTCGAGCAACGCTGACTCTGCATCTGCCACTGCGACTTTCCCCGCATCTGGTACTGCAATCGCCCGTGTTTGCTTGATGGGCCATCGTGACTCTATGGTTTTGGTTGAGCAAGTGGGCATCCGCTCACAGACTCAGTACAAACAAGAGTACTTGGGTACGCTGTTCACTTCGGACACGCTCTATGGTGTGAAGGCTCTCCGCACTTCTACCACTGGCACTGACCCGAATGCCGCATCCATGTTCGCTTTGGTTGTGCCTTCCTAATTGCAGTTGCGCCCCCTGCCCTAGTGGTGGGGGGACTTTTTTAACCTAATTAGGAGAAATCAAAATGGCTGCTGCTACCGCTGTTGTTTCAGATAGAAACAATGACTCTTTTCGTGGATTGTTCAATGACACATGGACAGTTACTTGCACCTTGAACTCTGCTTCTGTTTCAGATCAAGCTGCTGCAACTGATACCGTGACTGTCCCTGGCGTTGTCCTTGGCGACATGGTGATTGGTATGTCTGCTGGCGTAAGTGAGGCGGGTCTTGTTCGCCGCGCTTATGTCTCTGCTGCTGACACTGTGACCATTGCTACTACCAATACAACTGGTGGTGCTGTTGACTTGGCGTCAAGCACTGTCAAATTGGTAATTGCTCGTATGGTCTAAAGATTGGGGGGTTCGCCCCCCTTTCTTGTTTTGGAGTTAATCAATGGCAACTTTTCGCTGTCTTCAGTCTGGTAACACAGTTAGTTTTACCTTGCAACATGATATTGACTCAATGAAGGGTCATCAAGGTTATGTTCGTATTGACGAGCAAGAAAAGGAACCTGATGCGTATGATGCCAATGCCGTGAGAACAGACACTGCTTTCACACCGCCAGTTGTACGGCGCATGGGTCGCCCAAGGAAAGTTGCAAATGTCTGATATTGACGCTAGAGATTTTGGAAAACTGGAGGCTCAAGTCGAGGCTCTCCAGAATGAAGTTCATACTTTGAGCAAAGATGTAAAGGCTTTGCTTGAGTTGGCGAACAAGAGTAAGGGTGGATTCTGGATGGGAATGACCATTGCTTCCACTGTTGGCGGCATACTTACCTATGTTGGTGAGAGGTTGCTCAAATGAAGGGCTTGCTCTCAGGCAAGTCTTGCCCTATTGCCACTCAGGATGTGACTGTTAACCTGAAAAACAGGAATAACGCATTCAAAGAGTTTGGCTATGGCCCACCTAACCCTGATGAAGCAAATGATGCTTTCTGGCTGAAAAAGGCCAAGATGTATAACGCTCCCACATCTACCATCAAAGGCATGGTGTGTGGAAACTGTGCCGCTTTCATTCAGACGCCCAAGATGATGGAGTGCATCACATCTGGGTTGGAAAAGGATGAAAACGAGGGTGAATTGTCCTATGACGAGAACTTTGTCAAGGCGGCTAACCTGGGATACTGTGATTTGTTTCAATTCACCTGTGCAGCGGCCCGCACCTGTGATGCCTGGAAGTCTGGTGGGCCAATAACCAAGGAAAAAGCATGATGTACGGCAAGCCAATGAAAGAGTCAAAGTCTTCTTCAAAGAAGAAAAGTGTTCCTGTCACTGTCATGGTAGCAATTGGGAAACCAAAGATGCTCCCTAAAAAGGGTCAGCGCACTGCCACCAACATGATGAATAAAGCTAAAAAGGCAAAATAATGTCATCTTTAACCGCCCCCATCACCCTTTTAAACGCAGTTGTTGCAACTGGTGCATCTACAGCAGTTCAGGCAGATGCTGGTCAACCTGCATTCCTGCAAGTTTCTGGTATCACCAGTGCAACTGTAGCCTTGCAAGGTAGCTTGGATGGCACAAACTGGTCAACTATTGGCACTGCATTGACTGCAAATGGCATCATTACTGTCGCCAATGCTCCCAAGTATTTGAGAGCAAATTGCACTGTTTTTGTCACTGGAACCATCACAGCTAAGATTATGTACTAAGGAAACGCTATGAAAATGACCAAATCGGCTAAAAAGGTTGGAAAAGTCATGCGTGAGTACAAAGAGGGAACTTTGCATTCTGGGTCTAAAAAGGGGCCAGAAGTGACTTCCCGCAAGCAAGCAATTGCCATTGCATTGTCTGAAGCTGGCATGGCAAAACCTAAGAAGAAGGCCAAGAAATGAAGCCTGGACTTTATTCCAACATCGCAGCAAAGCGTAAGCGTATAGCTGAAGGTTCTGGCGAGAAGATGCGTAAGGTAGGGGCCAAGGGTGCGCCTACTGCCGCTGACTTTAAACAAGCTGCAAAGACTGCAAAGAAGGTTAAAAAGGTGAAGTAGATGAAATCTCCTGTTTGGCAAACAAAAGCTGGTCAAAATCCAAAAGGCGGCTTGAATGCCAAGGGCAGATCATCTTATAATGCGGCAACTGGCGGGGACTTAAAGCCTCCTGTCAAATCAGGGGATAATCCCCGTAGAGCAAGTTTCTTGGCTCGAATGGGCAACATGGATGGCCCTGAGTTCAAGAATGGTGAACCAACGAGACTGCTTCTTTCGCTAAAGGCATGGGGTGCAAACTCCAAAGCTGACGCAAAGGCAAAAGCTAAAGCTATATCCGCAAGGAACAAGGCAAAGGCGAAATGAGAGCATTATCAGTTGGTGTTAGTCCTACAGCAGAAGTAGACACAACAGTCTATACCTGTCCAAAGGGCTATTACGCCAAATTTACTGTAATGTATATACACAATACAGGTGGCTCTACCAAGCATATAACTGTTCAATGGTATGACGCAAGTGCTAATACCACTCTTGATATATTGACTCAGTATAGTTTTCAATCAAAAACATATCTTCAGTTTGATGGCAATGCCTACATTGTTTTAGAAGAAGATGACAAGTTAAAAATAACTACTGAGGCGGGAAGCTCCTTCAGTTTTATAGCCACATTTGAACAAGAAGGGTTGACTAGAGCATGACACTACTAGAACTTGTCAACGATGTATTGATTCGCTTGCGTGAGCCTGTTGTAACCACTTACAACGAAACCACCTATTCCACTCTGATTGCCAAGTTTGTCAATGACACAAAGCGTCAGGTTGAAGATGCTTTTAGCTGGAATGCACTTGGTCAAACAGTCACTATTACTACTGCCGCTGGCACTTATCAGTATGGTTTAACTGGTGCTGGACAGAAGTTCCAAGTGATGGATGCCATCAATGCAACGAGCAATATTGGCCTGAAAAACACCACCTTTGTGGATATGAATCGTAAGCAGAACTTTTCTGTGGTTATGACAGGTATCCCAAGCGAATACAACTTTGATGGCGTGGATGCAAGCTACAACGCCAAAGTAACAGTGTATCCAAGGCCAGATGGCGTTTATAGCCTTATGTTTGCTTTGGCAGTTCCACAGGCTCCATTAGCGGCAGATGGCACTGTCATTCTTGTTCCTGATGTAGTTGTTGCTCAAGGCGCTTATGCAAGGGCATTGGTTGAGCGTGGTGAAGATGGTGGTCTATCTTCATCTGAGGCTTACACACTGTTTCGATCCATGTTGTCGGATTACATTGCCTTGGAGGGCAGTCGTTATCCTGAGAATCAAGAGTTTGTTCCGCAATGACACAGCAAATCCAGACCTTTTCTGTTTCAGCCCCAGGCTTTTATGGGCTGAACACACAGGACTCTCCGCTTGATTTAGCGGCTGGATACGCTGCAATTGCTACAAACTGCGTAATTGACCAGTATGGGCGCATTGGCTCTCGCAAGGGTTGGTCAAGGGTAAATACATCCTCTGGCAACTTGGGAGCCAACAATGTTGGTGTTATCCATGAGTTGGTGCAGACTGATGGCACTTTGACTGTTTTGTTTGCTGGAAACAACAAGCTGTTTAAACTGAGTGGAACAAGTGTTGTTGAGTTGACCTATGGGGGGGGAGGTACTGGCCCCACCATTACCGCAAGCAACTGGCATTGTGCTTCTTTGAATGGAATCACATATTTCTTTCAGTCAGGCTATGACCCACTGATCTATGACCCTGCTGTAAGTACCACCACATACAGGCGTGTGAGTGAGAAAACTGGTTATGTTGCGACTGCTCCCCAAACCAACATTGTTATCTCTGCCTATGGTCGCTTGTGGACTGCTAGTAGCACTGCTGACACTGTAACTGTCTACTTCTCTGACTTGCTTGCTGGTCATGTCTGGTCAACAGGAACTGCTGGTTCTTTGGATATCTCACGGGTATGGCCTAATGGCTCTGATGAGATTACAGGGTTGGCGGCACACAATGGATTCTTGTTTATCTTTGGCAAGCGTCAAGTCTTGATTTATGCAAATGCGACTACTCCATCAAGCCTGTCTCTGAGTGACACTATCAGCAATGTTGGTTGCATTGCAAGGGACTCTATTGCCAATACAGGCAGTGATGTGGTTTTCTTGTCAAACAGTGGTGTTCGGTCATTGCTTAGAACCATTCAAGAGAAGTCTGCACCTTTGCGTGACTTGTCTAAGAATGTCCGCGATGACTTGATGACAATTGTGAATGCTGAGACATTGGCAAACATCAAGGCAGTCTACTCAGAGTCAAATGCCTTCTATCTGATTAACTTTCCTCTTGCCACCCAAACCTACTGCTTTGACACCAAAGCGGCTTTGCAAGATGGTTCTGCGCGGGTAACTGTATGGGATTCCATCACGCCAACTGCTTTCCTTGCTAAACGCAATGGAGACTTGTTGATTGGCAAGAATGGTTATGTGGGCAAGTATGGAACCTATCTTGACCATGCAAGCACATACCGATTGCAGTATTTCACCACCTATGCTGACCTGGGACAGCCCAATGTCACATCTATTCTGAAACGCATTGCTGTGGTGGTGATTGGTGGCTCGAATCAAGGTTTTATCATTAAGTGGGGATATGACTTCTCTGGTCAGTATTACTCCACCACTTTGACTATCCCTCCATCTACTGTGGCAGAGTATGGAATTGCTGAGTATGGAGCAAATGGCTCTCCTGTTGCGTACTACTCTCAGGGCATTGCTTTGCAGACATTGATTGGTCAAACAAATGGCTCTGGCAAGACTGTGCAGACGGGCTATGAAGTTGAGATCAATGGTTATCCTGTGAGCATTCAAAAGATTGAGATTCAAGCCAAGAACGGCAAACTGGTTTAAAGGAATTTGCGATGAACTACACGAAAACCACCAACTTTGCGGCTAAAGATTCTTTGTCGCCAGGGAATGCAAACAAGGTTGTCAAGGGAACTGAGATTGATACTGAGTTCACCAACATTCAGACTGCCATTGCTACTAAGGCAGATGGAACCTTCACCAACTTCAGCTTTGTTGAAAGTGGCACTAATCTACTTATTCGTCATTCAGGAACTGATGTGATGAAGATTGATAGTTCTGGGAACCTGACTGTGTTGGGCAACATTGTGGCTAATGGCACTGTCTAATGGAAATCAAACCATTTTATTCTGGTAGGGGATACTACGACATCACCGCAGACAATGGTGAGAAGTATGTATTTGCCCCTCAAGAATTCGTAGAAAAGGGTTTTGTACAAGATGGATACCAGTATTGGAATCCAGATTTTTTAACTCCTGGAGCACTGAGTACGGCATCTGCCTTTACTTTGCCAAGCGATTCTTCTTTAACAGCCTCAGCAAAATCACTTTACAAAGAGCCAACAAAAGGACTTGTTTGGAAAGCAGATGATTTTAATAAGATAAATGCAGGTAATTTTACCGTTCAAGGATATGTGCCAAGTGCTTCATATGGGGCAATTCAAGGATACACAATAAAAGATGGCGTTCCTTATTATGCTCAAGCTACACCCGATGGATCAGCTTACACCTTATTAGATAAGGCTGGACAAAGTGTAACTACTACTCTAACTTACACTAGAACTGGTGGCGGTGGTGGATTTTTAGCCGATTTAGGCAGGGAAATCTTAAAAGCTGGCCCAATTTTGCCAGCGGCATTAAATTTAGCTCTCCCTGGTCTTGGTACTGCTGTTGCTCTTGGAACTGCTGGTGGACTTGCCGCAACTGGTAAACCAGAAGCCGCACTGAGTTATGGAGCATCAGCGCTTGTTGGTCAGTTAGGCGTTGGTTCTGCTGTTACTGGCGCTACGGGTTCTACTCTTGCTGGACAGGTTGCACAAGGAACGACTGCTGGACTTCTTACTGGAAAGACACCAGAAGAAGCACTCAAAGGTGGTGTTGTTGGCGCTGGTGCTGGCGTTGTAGGAAGCACTATTGCTGGTGAAACTGGTTCTGCGGCTGCTGGTCAATTGGCGGCAGGAACCACTGCTGGCTTACTTACTGGAAAGAATGTTGAGCAATCCTTGGCTCAAGGTGTTGGCAATGTAAAGCTAGATTCTCTAATCCCAGATACTGGCGTAACAGTTGCCAATGAAGCACAGGTCACTGCTGGTCAACAAGACTTGCAGAATCAGTTGGCTCCTTTTGAGGTGGATACAACTGCATCAGCATTTGACACAAAAGACATTATTGATGATAGTTCTGGGTTTACTGTTTCGCAGCCAGCGACACCGATAACCACTGCAACACCTACAACACCGATTACTGGAAATACTGGAGGAAATATGGCAACAAGTTACACAGAAGACCCGTATGGCTACAGCGGAGGCACTGAAGTAGATATGGCAACAAGCTATGCTGGGAGTAATGTAGCTGATCCATACGCACTGCTTGACCCTGTAACTGGGGAATACTTTGTTGGCGCTGACGATCAAAACTATGATCCATATACAGCCACTGTAAGCGATGCAGTCAAGGATTATGCAAAAGGAACTGGTTTAACAATTAAAGATGCTGTTAAGTTCTTTAAAGATAATCCTAATCTTGCTAAAACTGCAACCAGTTTGATTGCTGGTGGTGTTGGATTGTTTGGCACTAAGTTGGCTACTGATACTGCCACTGCTGCCGCTAAAGCTGCCGCTGAAGCACAGAAGTTCAAGCCTGTTGGCGTGACCACTAGGTTTGGCACAACAGACTACACATACGATGCTGAAGGCAATCTTAAAACTGCTGGTTACACGCTGACCCCAGAACTCAAGGCAATCCAAGATAAGTTGATGTCTGGTGCAACCCTGAGTCTTGATGAGGCAAAGAAAGTTGCAGACCTGTACGATCCTCTGAAAAAGGCATCTGCAAGCCTGTTTGATTTGGGTACATCGTATCTTGCTAAAACTCCAGAGCAAGTTGCCTCTGACTACATGGCAAAGCAACAAGACTTGCTGGCTCCTAGCCGTGAGCGTCAACTGTCTCAGTTGCAAAACACCTTGTTCCAAACGGGTCGTGGTGGCTTGTCTGTTGGTGCAACAAGCGCCCGTCCTAGTGGCGCCAGAGGTCTTGGTGCAACCACTCCTGAGATGGAAGCCTACTACAACGCACTGGCTCAACAAGATGCTGCTTTGGCGGCAGGGGCACAGCAAGCTGGTCAACAGAGTGTTCTGTTTGGCAAGGGATTGCTTGGTGCTGGTGGCGAGTTCCTTGGCAAGTACACTGCTGGTCAGACTTCTGCCTATGATCCATTTAAGACTCTGTTGAGTACCGCTGGCACTGTTGAATCAATGGGTGCGAAAGCATTGGATGTAGGTGCTGAATTGGGTGGCAGAAGGACTACTGCGGCAAGCAATGCAGCAAACACTTTGTTGCCAACTGCATCTAGAAACCCATACGCTTCTTTGTTTACAAGCCTTGCAGATGATCCATCATTTAAAACTGCACTTCAAGACTTTATAAGTGGTGGTTCTTCTGGAACAAATTATGGTACGGCAAGTCGTGCCAACGATGTAAACACAAATTTCTAAGGAATAGTCATGGCATCAGAGATTGTTGGAAGTTTATTTGGCGTGACCCCAGAGTTGTACCAAGAACAGCGAGATCAGATGGCTCGTCAACGGGCTATGCAATTGGCAAAACTAGACCCGCTTGAGCAAGCATCCTATGGTGCTGCCAGGGCTGGTCAGCAATTGGGCGGTGCATTTGCCTCTGCAATGGGTGTAGAAGACCCACAACTACGACTGATTAGTCAACGCAATGCTTTGGCACGACAGATTGATATGAATGATCCTGAGTCCATCATGCGTGGATCACAGATGGCGGCTCAGATGGGCGATACGGCTACTGCTAGTGCATTGGCTGACTATGCTCGTAAAGCGGCTAGTGATTTGGCCTTGGTGCAACAGCGTACTGCGGAGAAGATGACTTCTGAGCAACGAAATGCTTTGGCTTTTGCGGCATCTGTTGGTCGCCCTGGTTCTCCTGAGTTCAATAGAGCATATCAAGATAAATTGACTGAGTTGACAACAAAACCAGAGTCAACATCTAATGAGATGAGAAATGCTGCTGCAATTGCTGGCGCTGAGTTTCCTGTTGGATCGCCTCAATATGTTGAAAAATATAGATCAGAATTAGCACGATTGACAGCAAAAGAACCAAAGGCTGGCAATGTAAAAGAAGTTGGTGTTGCAATGGGAAGCAGAGAGCCTGTTTACCTTGATGTAAATCAAGACCAGCAATTCATCTACCAAAAAGGCGTAGATGGCAAGCAGATGCGTGTTCCTTATTTTGGTGGCGTTGATAGAACAACGGCAACTACAAAAGTTCAAGTAGATCCTGGAGAAAATGAATTTGTTAAAGAGCTTGGAAAACTTGATGCAAAAGCCGTTGCAAGTTCAATGGAAACAAAAAATTCAGCTCTTGCCGCTTTAGGCTCATTAAAGAGATTGAATCAACTTGACCAAAATGCGTTGATTAGCGGTTCTTTTGCAAGTGGCAGAGTAGGAGCAACAAACTTGCTTAATACACTTGGTCTTACGAGTGCTAAGGATCAAGATGTACTTGCAAAATCTGAAAATTATCAAAAGACTGCGGGCGATGTAATTCTTGCTACTCTTGGCGGAAGACTTGGGTCAGGATTTTCAAATGCAGATCGTGAATTTATCCAAAGTCTTGTTCCTCAATTGGAAAATAGCCCACAAGCCCGTAAGCAACTTATTGAGTTTATGGTTAAAAAGAATCAAGGAATTGTTGATGAAACAACTAGATTGGAAACCTATGCAAGAGAAAATAAAGGGCTTAAAGGATATGTCCCAACAATTCCAATTGTTAATTTAGGCGCAAATGCTCCAAAGCCATTGTCAGAATTAAGCAATGAAGAATTGATGAATCAATTTAACAAATTGAAAGCCAAAAAACCATGAGCAGTCTACAAGATGTTGAAGCAGAAATGCAACGCAGAGGATTGACAACCTCTAGTCAATCTGTTTTTGATCCAGAAGAAGGTGGAGTTTCTGAGTTTAAAAAGTTTGGCGAATCTTTGCTTAAAGGTTCGGCTAAAGGCATTGTCAGTCTTGTTGGTGGATGGGGGAACCTGTATGACTACCTAAAAGGTAGCAAAGACCCAAATGCTTTTTCTAGCGCAGGAATTGCAAATGCCGTAAAAAATCTTACTGGCGTTAACATTCAATCAATTCAAGGCTATCGTGGTGCTTATGAGTTTGGAGAAGCTGGCGCTCCTGCTGCGGCATTAACTGCTGTTGGTGTGCCAGGATTGTTTGGCAGAGGAGCCAAGGGAACTCTTGGGGAATTTGGCACTGCTGGAACAACTGGAGTTCTTGCACAACAAGTTGCACCAGATAGTCCAACGGCTCAATTGGCCTTACAAATGTCTCCTTATGTTGCCAAAGGTGGACTTACTGTTGCTGGTCAGCAAATGACAAAGCCAGCAGGTCTTTTCCCGCAAACAGCAGAAACAAGTGAATTAACAAGAGTTGGAAGACTTACTCCTGGTGAACTTGGATTAAACAGAGAGCAATTAGCAACAGAAGCAAGAATTTCTGCTGAACCATCAACAGGAGCATTACCATCTGAGTTCAAGAAGGCACAGGCTTATGATGTTGAGTCTTTTTTAACAAACTTGTTTAACAAGGCAAGCGACAAAACACTTAGTCCACCAGATGCTGTTCAAGCAGTTGTTTCTTCTTTTAACAACTATGGCAAATCGCTTTCTTCAAAATTAAGAAGCGATGCTGCAAAAGACTTTAGTGCCGCAAAAGGTGCTGGTGGATTGATTGATACAACGCCAGTTGTTTCAGTTATTCAATCTAAGTTGGGAGAAATACCAGTAGAAGTAAAAGCACTTGACCCAGTTAGGAATGCTTTGCAAAAAATTATTGATGAGTATGCAATTCCAGCAACTCCATCAGTTACAACCCCATCGACAATTCTTGGGCCAACTGGCGCTCCAGCATCTGTAACAATTACTCCTGCTATTCCTGCGTCAAATTTAAAAATAAACATTGATCGATTGCAGAAAAACTTGTCTGCATGGGGTGAAGCGGCTTATTCTGGAAAAGCAGATTTTGGCAAAGGAAACATCTTTGAGGGTGTTGCTCCTGGTCAAGCAAAAGGAATTGCAATATCAGTGTTAAACGGATTTAAAAATTCCCTTGATGAAGCAATTGATGCTGGAGTTCCTGGCGCAGATAAACTTGTTGATGCCCGTGATAAGTTTAGACAAAACATCCAAAAAATTGAGCAGTTTTCTGATAGACCACTGACAAAAGCATTTGATGTTCAAAATGTTACTGACTTGGTTCCAGAGACTGAACTTGCCAAGCTAAAAAAGATGCCTCCATCTCAGCAACAGTTTCTTGTTGAAGTGATGCAAAACAGTCCTAATTCTCAAGTGAATGAAGTTTTAAACACAATTCGTAGGATGAATTTTGATGATGTTTTATCTGTTGCACAAGCCAAAGGTGGGGCGATAAATGATCCAACATTTAATATAAACATTGCACTCAAAGAACTTGACAAAAAAAGCAGTGATTTTGCCAATCTATTTCCAAATGCAAAAGATGCTACTGATGCAAGACTTGCAATGAATTGGATGCGTAGAACACTTCAATCTGAATCTGCGGCTGGAGCACCTGGGATTGCTGCTGGCGATGCTTATGGCATTACTGGCGCTTTAGGTGGAAGTGCAAGAACAAGGCTTCAAGCAAGAGAAATCATCCCGTTAATTCGGGACATTATTGCAAGCCCAAAGGCATTTGCTGATGTTATTTATAACCCAGATTACAGAAAAGCAATGCTTGATTTGTCAAAGCCAAAAACAACCTTGGATAAGGCTATTGGGGCAACACAAACTCTTGCAAAAGCCTTGGCTGTTGGTGGCGTTCGTGCTGGCCCAATGCTTGAGACTGTTGGCCCAGAAATGCCTTCTACGGAACAAGAAACAGCACCTATCCCATCTCTCATGGAATACGAGGCTGAAATGAAAGCCCGTGGGCTAATGTAAGGGGCGCAAGATTGACCCTCTTACCCTTCTGGCGATGGCAAATGGCTGTGTCGCAGCTATTCGCAAAGGCTGTGAACTCTATAAAGAGGTCAAGGGAACTGTTGCCGCAGCCCAAAAGACTGTTAAAGAGGTCACGGCTATTGCTGAAGAAGTGGGTGGCTTCTTTGGGTTCTTCAAGAAGAAAAAGCCCAAGCCCACAGCAACTCCAGTTGCAGCCAAAGCAAAGAAAGCTGAACCAGAGGTTTGGGATGAGAACAAGGTTGTCTCTGACTTGGCGGCTAATCTGTCGCAGTTCTTCAAGGTTCAGCAACAGCTTGCAGACCACATTCGAGAAGAAGAAGAAAAGTCTAAGACTGTCTATGACCCAAACCAAAACATTATGGAGTCGGCGCTAAACAGAGAACTTGCAAAGACGCAGTTTGAGAAGTTGGCCAAAGAGATTCGAGAGATTATGGTGTATCAGTCACCCCCAGAATTGGGGAACTTGTACACACGGGTCAATGCGATGCGGGTTCAGATCATTGAAGAACAAGAAGAAGCAAGACTGGCCCAAGAGAAGAAACAACGAGAGGTTGAATGGCAACGCAGAAAGGTAATCAGCGCAATCCAAGACAAGGCAATCTACGGGGTAGCTTGTTTAGTGTTCGTCCTGTACCTCCTCCTGTTTTTCAGCCTCCTAGTAATGGATCGAAAGGTAAGATGGGGTTTCTAGTCGCATTAGTTGCTATGGTGCTGGTCTTTGTCCTACTGCTTCCGCTGATAGGAAGCATTTACTATGACACATTGGCGGCACAAAGAGAGAGCAAAATGCAGATTGAGCGCATGGAGAGACTGCGCCAACAGTTAGAGTACGAGCGTCAACAACTAGATAGGCAACGCAATGAATCAAAATAAATTCCTGTGGGGCGTGATTGTTGTATCCATTGCGGTGGTTCTTTTGCTGAGTGGATGCTTTGAGGAAAAATATCGCTATATTTGTCAGAATCCCGACAAATTCGATCTACCGGAATGCCAAAAGCCCCGCTGTCTGTTTACTCAAACTTGCCCCGAGTATCTTGTCGCACCCATCTTGACAAACAAGATTGAACAACCTAAAGCCGAAGAAAAGAAAGCAGAGGCTCCAAATGCAACCAAATGACACAAAGCAATCTATGAACGACAAAATTCAATTGGTTGAGACTTATGTTTGGGCAAGTGTTGTTTTGATTGTGACAGTCATTCTTGCGGGTATTGTGATGGCGATGCTGTACTCGGTGACCTTTGTTACTCAACCGATAAAAAGCATGGCCCCCATCGATCAAGCATATTTGAAGATGATGAACGATATTGTTTTGCTCATTGTTGGTGGCATCGGTGGCGTGATGAGCAGAAAAGGCGTTCAAGCGATTTCAGACAGAATTTCCACACCTACCCCACCCACTACAGCTAATGCGCCTTCTACGCCTGTTCCTGCGCCTCCTAGCCCTCCTGCAACCTCTACCTGGACTTCTCCATCTGGTGCTTTGCCCGTGTGGGTCAATCCACCTTTAGATGAAACCTGGACGCCCCCACCTCCCCCCACTACTCCACCCCAGCATTTAGAGTCTGATTCTGTGCGGGAAGAAATCGCTCTTGCTCGTCAAGAGGTGAAGAATGGTTAACCCCTATTTCATTATTGGGGCAATGATTGCTGTGGGCGGCGCCTACGGCTATGGGCATCATGTTGGATGGGGTGACAGGGATGCTGAGATGCAAGTCGAGATTGCCAAAAAGAATGAAGAATCACGGGAAAAAGAGCGTGAACTTGCCCAACAATTGAACGAACAATCAACCAAACTTTCGGAGGCCAATAATGTCATCACTCAAAAACAATCTAGTCTTGATTCTGCTATTCGTGCTGGTAGGTTGCGGCTCCCGTCCACAAGTTGTGTACAAGCCCCCGCAAATGCCCCCACTCCCGCCGGAGATAGCCCAAAAGAGAGAAGTGAACCTAACAGACAGGTTTATGAAACTACTGACTCCGAACGAGCAACCCTCGCAGCCATTGCCGAAATCATCGCCCAAGGCGACAGAAACACCGCGCAATTGAACGCTTGCGTGGACAGTTATAACAAGGTAATGGAGGTGATGAATGCTAACCGCTGACCAACTAAAGAAACTCCACATTGGGGCTGAGTGGGTTGATGCCCTCAATGAAACCTTCAACACTTTTGGGATTGCCACACAGCGCCAGCAAGCCGCCTTTATCGGGCAGTGTGGGCATGAATGTGGGAACTTTAAGACCCTTGAAGAAAACCTTAACTATCGTGCTGAAACCCTAATGAAGCTGTGGAAGGCAAGGTTTCCCACCCTTGAGATTGCCAATCAGTATTCCAAAAATCCTAAAAAGATCGCCAACAAGGTGTACAGCAGTCGTATGGGCAACAGGGATGAGGCATCTGGTGACGGGTATCGGTTCAGAGGCCGTGGCTGTATCCAGTTGACGGGCCATGCTAACTATTTCCATGCTGGGCAAGCCCTGGGAGTTGACTTTGTGATGGAGCCTGATCTTGTGGCAACGCCTAAGTATGCGGCTCTCACTGCTGGTTGGTTCTGGTCAACTCACAATTGCAACAATCTTGCAGAAGCTGCTGATTGGGTTGGACTGACCAAGAAGATCAATGGTGGCACTATTGGCCTGGATGATCGAATTAAGCACACTAACGAGGCTTTTGCGGTGCTTGGTTCTTGAGTTTTCCACGATTGAATATCTTGTGTTTCTTGAAGAAGTACAAGATAGCTTGGTAGGCAACACCAAACCTTTTAGCAATCTCTTTCTTGCTCACGCCATCTTTCCATAGCGTCAATGCTCTGGATTCACTGATTTGAGTGGGTTTCCTGCCACTTCCAGGTCTTGCACCACCCTTAGTCTTCATTTAAAGCCATCCAAACCATCAGGCAAACGCCTCCAATGGCTAACGCAATGCCTAGAAATCCCAGGGCAAAGATAGTGATGATTGTCTCGATCACATAACCCCCCTCATTTCCCATCCGGCTATAAAGTAGTTCCATCTGCCTTGCATAGCAGGGCTAATGTACTTGTCGCCACTCATGGCTAAATCATCCTCTGTATAGCCCTTAGAGGACATAAGTGCGTGGAATACTTGTCGTGCTTTCATGTGTTTTCCTTTATGCCGTGTGCAACTTCAATGGCTCTATATTCATCCATACTAATGTCAATCAGCTTTTTGCAAAGTTGATCTGTGGTTGCAAGTGGTCGAATTGCTTTCCAAATTTGCTCCTCAGTTAACGGCTTGCGCTGTGCCAGCAAGTGCATCACCTTGTCATTCAATGTTTCAATCGTGACTTGACAGTGGAAGCATTGAAGGCTTTGGATTGGCTCTGGCTGTGCCAGCCTCTCGCGCAAGGCGGTTGCCACAGTGAAGTTTCTGTTTAACAAGTCTTGGTCAAGCAAGCCTGCACTGATGATTCGATAGTGCGTATCTTCCAACGCCTCCAGCGCCAGCTTCATTGCTTCTTTGTCAGTCATGCTTGTCCCCTTGCTCTGATTGCATCGCCGTGTGTACCACCACCTTCTTTAAGAATGTGGTCTACCATATTTGCACACGCCTCACGCTCTTTAGCTGCTACCAGTTTGGCAAACTCTATAAGCGCCTCGGTATAAATGCCATCAATAAACGGACGCATTCCAATCAACTTGCATTCTTGTGCCATCTCAATGATTTCATCTTGTGTCATTTTTTCATTCCTCTCACATAAGCTGTAAACGATTGAATCGTGTCTTTGCCAAACGCTAGGGTGCATTTCTCAATGTGTTGGGCGACTTCTTCAATCACTTCATTCCTGGCATTGTTCTCAACATAACGCATGATCTGGTGTTTGCGCGACCCTTGAAGACCCCAATCGCCTTGTCTGCGACTAAGTTCATCAAACGCCTCATCTTCAGGTTCTTTCATCTGCAATCTCCTGATCGTTGCGCTTGATTTCATGCTTCAGATACGCCAAGTCAGCATAGGACAACTCGTCTGTTATGTCCTTGATTTGCAGGTTAAAGCGCATCCACTTGACTGTTTTCTCACAGTATGCGATTAAACCAACAGAATCATCTGCTTCATGCCATTCATAATCAACTTCAATGCGGTCAATCTCTGGATTGAAGTCATCGTCTTCCCACTCAAAAGGCACAAATTCAATTGTTTGCATCATTCACTCCTATCTGTTCAATGTCTTGTGCGGCAAGGAGAGCATCCAGGGCCACAGATTTAAGGACTACAAGGGCACTCTCTGGCGAGGATGGATTAAGAGCCTTGTGAGCCTCCACATCCTGCCAGAAAGCGTTTAAACGATTGGTTTGTTGTTGGTTCATGCGCCAATTCTGCCTTGTCTGACAGAGATTGGAATAGGGATTTACCCTATCTTACGCATAACCCTTTGGAGTCGCCCAGAAAGCCCTTTACGGGTTCCAATGACCTCGATGAAGCCTTTGTCAATCAGCGCCTTGTATCGGGCTGTGACGCTGGAATAGGGCAGGAATGCTAGTTTGGCAAGTACATCATCTGAGATACAACCATCTGGGCCATAGGCTGCAATGGTTTCATAGACCAAGGACTCCATCTTTGTGGTGTCGATTGCCTGTGCTGCCATGTGGGAAGTGGCAGGGTCTTCTTTGCGAGACAGTTTAAACGGCGCAGTTCCAAAGAACTTTTCGACTGCACCACCAAACCAAGATTGATCTAATTTTGTCATCATCAACTCCTATTAAATGGGGCCGTAGCCCCGTGAGGTTTATCAAAAGGGAATGTCCGAATCATCAATGTCTTTTGCCTTGCGTGGATTAGACGCTGGAGGCTGTGCATCCTTGGGATTGACTGCCAAGCCCATGAACTTGCCATTCTTTCCTTCTTTAATCCAAGCACTCAACCAATAATCCACCCCATCAACAGTTATATTTCCTTTGTAATCAGGATGGTTAGCTGTTTCCTTTTTGTCCGACTTGAACAAAACTCCTGAGTTGTTTTTCTTTTCCATATTAGCCTTTCAATGATTCACCATGTTTTTTCAATGCGCTGCGAACATTACTTGGAAGCAATGCCCAAAGCGCCACCTTTTCCTCCTGGTCATGGATTCCCAGGTATTCCTCATAAGCCCCGATCAAGTCATCTGCGTTGATTCTGTCGGCAATGGCAATCGCAACATCTGCAATGATGTTCTGCCTGTCCTTGGAGACAATCACGCCATCAGTGGGCTTGATAGTCTTCTTCTCTGAGCCAACAGTGCCATCCAAGGCATCATGCTCAACAATCTCAAGGGCAGCCACCCAGAGATAGCGGCGCAGGTAGGTCTGAACAGCGCCCAGGTTCTGCACTTCATGGCAACCCTTGAGAGCCGCAGAAGACATTGGGCTTGTCAGAACGATCTTTTCTTCTGGCTTGTCGTTGTTCACAATCGTCATGCTGGCTTCTTCTTTGCCAAAGCTGATGATGGAAGTCAAGCCAATTTGCTTGAAGATTTCTAGTGCTGGGATTACAAAGTCACCAAGTTCAAAATAGTAGTAATTTGCAAACTTGTTGTGACCTGATTTCTTAAGTTTGGCTTGGTGAAATTCATCACGCGCCTCGTTCAGTTTTTGATATACATTCATAGTAACTCCTGTTAAGTGAGATTTAATTGTGTCAGACTTTGTTGAGAATTCTATAGGTGTTTTCCCTAATTTGCTCTCCTTGTGCTTGTGTGATCCACATTGTCAGCATAGTGAGTTCATGCTGGATTGCAGTTATGTCACCCGTGAACCCTGCGTAGTTTTTTGACAGGCATTTGCTGCTCAGTGCCTTGGTCTTGTTTTCGATTGCCATCAGCATTGTGCTGTAGTCGTTGAAGTCGCTCATGTTTTGCCTTTTCAAATGTTTGAGATATGTCAGTGTTTGCGTGATTTGTATATACAAATCTAGGGTCTGTGATTGAGACTGAAGGGTAGGTCATCCTTGCTGGAATTTTCTTTCTCTTTTTCTGCGATGTATCTGAGTTGGGAAGTGGTGTCCAAATCTCGAAATAGGATGCAATCGACTTGAATGCCGTTTTCAGCAGAACAATTGGACTCATGTGATAACTCATCTGTGTATTCCTCAATAATGTCTTGCAAGCGTGATTTCATTTTCATATCATCCTCACTCGTCAAACATTTGTCGAAAAGGGGCATCCATTTTAGCTTCCATGATCTTGCGTTCTTCAAGGGCTTTTTGGACTCGTTCAATGCGGAGATTGCGATAGTGCTGGAGTTCTTCAATGTCATCAATCCAAGCGGTCTTGACAACATCAAACACTCGCAACTCAGCCCTGCGGCGAACCTTGAGTTCTACTCGCTTCATCACGATGCTTGCAACATCTTCAGCATGGTTTGCTTTGATGGCCTCCACCAGAGCAATGCTGTCACCAATGGCATCGGCAATGTCTTCTGGGTCTAACTCCTGGACAATCGCCCAGCACTCGTACTTAAATCTTTCTTCATCGGTTGGCATTTGTAACTCCTGTTGACCACTGCGTTATTGCAGTGATAGGACTTTCGCACAGAAAAAAGATGCAGGGAATAGGTGTTTTCCCTAGTGCATAAAACTATAAAACCCATCATACTGAGGTTTTTTAAGGACTGCAAATGCGTTTAAACCTCACCCATCGAACACTGCTCAAGCGCCTATCTAATGGCCCAAGGACAATGCTAGAGATGACCCACAGCCATACAGACAACAACTCTGTATCGTTCCACTATCAAAGATACTTGCCTGAACTGGAGAGGTTCGGCTATGTCATCAACCATCAGGAGAAGTGGCATCTGACTGAGTACGGGCGCATGGAGATGAATCGGGCTATCAGTGGTGCAGCCATGCGGATTGAGAATGGGTCTGTCAAAGAAATCTATGATGGCAAAGAACTGCGGAGAAATGTGTTTCGGCAGGGTTGCTATGATTTTCTGAAGTATCCAAGTCGCTTTGGCGACAATTTGATTTATCACAAAGGAGAGCAAGCATGAAAAAGGCAATTATTGGGGTTTGGTTGAGTTTGGCAGTGACTATGGTTTGGGCATCGTGTACGACTCACACCATCATGTCTGGTGGGCGAATCGTCACTTGTACAACCTGTTGTTATGGCAGCAGTTGCACAACAAACTGTTTTTAAGTAAAATGTTTGGAAACGGGCTACCTTTAGCGGGGGAAAAGACGATTCATCACCGTCCTGCCATGTTTCCTCTGTGATGATGACCAATGATGTAAGGTTCTTATGCACTATTACAGTTTCCATATAGGCGACTATCGGTCTGCCACAACGCACTTATCAAATGACGAAGATTTAGCATATCGCCGTCTTTTGGATATGTATTACGACACAGAAAAGCCTATCCCACTGGATACAACTTGGGTTGCAAGACGCATCCGAATTGACGCCGTTGTGGTTTCAGGTGTTTTGCAGGATATGTTTGAACAGCGTGAAGATGGCTTCTACCAACCAAGGTGTGAGCAAGAGATCAATGTTTATAAAGGCTTTTCTGAAGCTGGTAAGCGTGGGGCGGCTAAGAGGTGGTCAAAGGGTGGTGATAGCCCCCCTATACACCCCCCTATAACCCCCCTTATAGCAACCAATAACCATAAACCAAGAACCAATAACCAACAACCAGTTAATACGCCTGACGGCGTTTCACAATCTGTTTGGCAGGAATTCGTAAATCATCGAAAGTCAAAGAAAGCCCAGGTCACTCAGTTGGTGATTGATGGAATTCAAAAGGAAGCTGACAAGGCTGGGTTTAGCCTTGAAGATGCCTTGAAGGAAGTAGTTGTAAGAAATTGGCAAG